CGAACTTGCTGATCTTGGCGACGAACTTCTGTGCATCGAGGTATGCCTGGATTGACGCAGCCGCGTCATTGGCAACCTCGAAGGAGGCGACCTTCGCCTCCAGGTCGTTCATCTTGTTGAGCTGGTCTTGGAGCTTGGCGGCAGCATTCTGGGCAGCATCAAGCTGGACCGGGGCTTTCGCCCCGGCCGCCAGCTTCTGGATGGCCTGGTCCAGATCCTTGAAGAACGAGCCCTTGAGATCCCCGGTGACCGTGAACTTCCGATTGTCGAAAGTCTTGAGGATATCGGTGAGCTGGTCCAGCTTCTCGTTTAGAGGCCCAAGGTTGACGTCCGCGGTGACTTCGATTCCGCCGACGTTTTGCTTATCCGCCATATCGTCTCCGGCTTAGGAGTCAGGCTCCATGTCATCCACGGCCTGGTGCTCTGCGTCCTTGACGGAGAAGTAGTACCGCTGAAGTTCCCGGTAATACTCCATCGGGAAAGCGTCCATCTCGTGCGGCCATTGTCCGAACAAGCGGGCGATCTCGTACTTCAGGAGCTGCCCCGGCTTCAGTCGTTTTTTGCTTCGTCCTCACCCTCGTCCGGCGCGTTGAGGTCATTGACGGCCTCCGCGAACCGGAGATAGGCGCGGTTCGGAACGCCCAGGAGATCCTCCAAGGTGAGCTTCGGCTCGACCGCGGACTTGGCGATCATGAGGCGCATCATCTTGCGCGGGTCGATCTCGCCCTTCTCGTCGCGGGATGCCTCGGCGCAGAAGTCGTTGTCCGCGACTGACAGCTCCCGGAAGGTGAAGACCTGCTCGCCGATCTTGATTTCCTTCTCGGCGAACTTGAATGTAAAGCTCACGACAGTTCCTCCTGCTTCGGGATCACTTCGACCCCCTCTAACCACAACTGGGGTTCCTCGAATCGCAGACTTCTGTACCGGCATCGGACTTTGTCCACCTTTTTGGTAGTGCGGTCCCGCTTGATGATCAGCTCGATCTCCTTGCTGAATTCGTCCGATGTCAATAGCACCTTGTTGAAGTAGGACAAAACGGCGTGAAGAGCGAACTGACCCGCATTTGGGCCGTACTCTTCACGCCGCAAGGTCCAGCTCCGACAGATGCCAGCAACCCCACCGATGGCGGGAACTGTCACCGTGCCTTCCTGGCCCGTGAACGTACCAAATTGGAACACGCGAATCCTTCTCCTTCATGGAGTTGAGGTTGTGAGGGGGGCGCAAGCCCCCCTCATATAGACCCGAACTACGCGAGATCGAGAACCCAGCTGCCCGAAGCGCGGAACTCACCCGAGATCTTCACGGCGTCCGTGATCGAGGAGTTGACCGTCGCGTCGAGGAAGCCGGAGCCGTGGGCCACGAGGACCACAGTGCCGCCGTTGGTGCCGTCGTCGGCGTACAGGTAGAGCGACTGCGCACCCGACGCCGCGGCGGAGAAGAGGAGGTCGCCCGACACGTCGAGCAGGCCGTTGTAGTTGCCCTGGAGGTTCGGGAGGCCCGCCAGGTAGGTCTTGTTCGTGTTCCCGAACGTCGTCGCATCGACGTAGTCGCGGTTGCGCTGGAGCGACCACTCGGTCTTGTTGGCGACCTTGGTGCCGCCGCCGCTGACTGGGCCGTTGATGTAGATGGCACCGTCTTTGCCGTGAAGCTTGGTACCTGCGTTTGCAGCCACTTCTCACCCCTTGGGGAAGCTATTGGGCGGTCCAAATTTCGTAGGTACCGCCAACTTGATAGATCTTCTTCCCCTCGCCATCCAGATCCGGTGGTATCACCACATCGGCTACCCGGCGGCAGATAAGGGTGGATTGCCCGGTGACCTGCAGCGCAGCGTTCTGCAACACCTGCTGGACCAGGCCGTCGATGTTCCGGGCATCGACGCTGTTCTCCGCGATTGCAAACACGTCCATGCCAACCATCAGGGTCACGCCCGACCAGTCGTACTGGTAGGGGGCATACGCGACCTGGTAGATGACGAATGGGCGTCGGGCCCCACGCGGAGCCAGACCTTCGTAGAAGCCGGAGACGGCTGCCTTCAGGGTTGAGTTGGCCCTGAATGTCTGTACGACGGCCTGAATGACGGGGCCGGTGCCTGTGGGGGCAGTCATCTACTCCCCCTAGATCTTTCTATGCCGGACATTGCTGCCGACCGACTTGGCCAACAGGTACCGGTATCTCATGAGCGCTGGGCGTAGATACGGTTGGGCAGCACCGTGCTCTGCTGTCCCGAATTCGACATAGAGCGCATAGCGCAGGTCAGTGCCAACCGATCCCGAGATCCGAGATCCGTGAACCGTCGGGTTCTCAACCTCGATGCTCTTGCGGAGCGTGCCCCCGAGCTGGAACGTGAACTGCTTACCGAAGCTTTCACCTTTGGTGTACTGAGCAATGTCCTCAACGTGGCCTCGGCTTCCACCCACGCTCTCGACCTTGTGGCCTTCACCAGCAACTCGAACCATCCCGCCCTGGGCACCACCGAATTCGTAGTAGTCGCTCGCATCCAGGGCATTCACGCCGCGCATCAGCGCTCGCCGCCCCTCGTAATTCAGCATCTCGAAATCGCGAAAGGCATACGCCTGCCCTCTGCGCTTGCCTCCGGAATACATCAACGGCTCAGCCCAACGATGGCCTGCTGCATCCTTGAGCGAGCCCTTTCGCTGAACGTACTGGTTGTTGACCTTCATCCACGACCTGCGAACCGGAGACGAGTAAGGCTCCTGTTGCTGATAGGTGCGGACCTGAACCGTCTGTCGGCCGCCCTTCTCAACGATTCGCAAACCCTGAACGTTGAGGCTGCTCGTTTTCTTAGAGCCAAACGCCTTGTTGTACTCGCGCATGACGGCGATGGAGGACGACGAGGAAGTGCTGAACACATTGCGCCAAGCCAATTGGCGTCGTCCGCCGCCCTTGAACACCTTGCGAACTGGAGCGAGGCGCTTGGCCTCTGCTGATACCGACAACAGGAATTCATCCAATCCGCCCCTGGCGGCGTCTGCGAACTCCTCCCGGAACTTGTTGATCAGGGCGGTATTGTCCTGACTCATTCGATGCGCCTCAGGCTGCACCGCAGGAGCGGCAGCCAGGTGGACTCCTCGATGGTGTCAATGACCTGGAAGAAGAATCCGCCCATCTTGAGCCGGTCGCCTGGGTCAAGGTCCGTGCCCACGGAGACGAACAGGCGGTACAGGTTGAGCGTCGCGATTACGCCTCCCTGGACCGTGGCCGATGGCGTGGGCGTGCTGTAGAGCCAGCCCTTGACCGTCTCCTTCCACGTGAACGTTTCGGTTGCGTCGTCCTCGTAGGCGTTGTCAGAGATCGTCCGCTTCCAGATCTGAACGTCCGTGTTGAAGGCTCGCTCGACAGTTTTGCGCATGCTCTTCACCTGGTTGGTGGTGATGAGCGGCTTCGTCATCGGACGGTGATGAAGCGGTACGGCTCCAGCAACATCTGGGCCGTGGGAGAAACCTGGGCTTTGATCTCGTCTGAGACACGCCCACCCTCGAAGGAGCGGCGCAGGTTGACCTCCGCGATCTGGATGCCAGCGAGGCCGCGCATGCCCTTCTCGGTCAACTCGCGCTCGGCAAGCAGCGTGGATGCCACCTCGCCTGTCGCCTGCTCGACAGCAGCCGGGAGGGTGTAGGTGTAGCTGGCGGTGATGGTCGTGTTCGGGTGGTAGGGGAACGTCACCGTCCCGTCCACGTAATCCACGATTCCCGAGGTCGTGGCTACCCCACCCTCGTAGATCGACGCGCTATCTGTCTTCCAGAAGCCGTGCTGAGCGCGGTACGTCAAGCCGTCGGTGGCATACAGCGTCTCGGTGGTGACGGGAAACTCCCAGCCGTACGTGTAGGTGATCTCGGCGACGGGCTGGTAAAGGCCGAGGTTCGGGACCACGCCAACCGGGTACACGCCGTAGACGACGGCCGCGAGGCTTACCACCTCGATGTAGCCGTAGGTGTTGTTGATGAACAGGTCAGTCGCGTTGATGACGGCGCTGACCTGGTTCGTCACCTTGATGCGGAAGTCGGTGACGGTCTTGATGGGCCGCGAGTATGGGTAGACGCGGCGCGTCCCCTTGGTGATCTCCGTGCCCAGCGTCCACTTGTGCTGCTCGCCCGTGATCGTCCCGCCCACAAACGAGAACGGCTGCGGAATCATTGGGGCGGCGCAATACGCATTCACAACTGCTGTCGCGCGCGTGAGGACATTGGCCAGCTCAACGTCTTCGATTCCATCGAAGTCGGAGCCGAAGCCCATGGAGCGGTAGCGATCGTTCGAGATGTAGTTCGGCATGCGAACCTCGGGACGGGGTGGGGGTAGGTGACGGAGGGGACAATCACCTACCCCCGACAGGTGACTAGGTCTCCTGCCGAATCCGGACCTTGTTGCTGAACGGCAGCGCCTTCACTGCCAGGCCCCACATGCCAAAGACAATGAAGAGCTTGGTGAGCTGGCCGCTGACGCCAGTCGGGATCTCCAGGACGGTCGGGCCGTCAGTGCCGAGGTACGGCATCGAGATGGTCGTCTCGTCGAGGATGTAGGCATCTGCCACGGTGTCGCCCTGAGCGATGTGACCGCCCGACGCGGCTGCCGCGTACGTGCCGATCGAGTCGCCCGGGACGCTCATCAGCGGGAGCGGGCCGAAGACAGTGTTGACCGCGTTGGTCATCACGCCGGGGGCCACACCCGTGAACGAGTTCATGTAGCGGATGTTCTTGTCCTGCTGGAGGTCGAACGTGGTCTTGTCCGTCGCCCGGAGCCAGATGCTCTGGGCCTCGCCGCCCGCGTCCATGATCTCCACGCACGCCCGGTCAAAGGCGAGACGGAGGTCATCGGGGGTAGCGAGGAACGGATCGGAGTTCTTGGCCTTGCCAAGATTCAGGATCTGGCGGAGGCCGGTGAACGCGTTGGCATCGTAGAGGCCCAGCTCGTCGGCAGCGGTGCCGCCGGAAGCCGAAGCCGTGGCGTTGCCCTGGAAGATGGTCTTCTGCATCTTGTGCGCAATCGCACGGAGACCAGAAGCCAGCTCCGTCTGCTCGGGGTTGTAGCCCATGCCACCGGCCTGGACTGCGAACATCGAGCGGAGCGTGATGCCACGCCGAGTCGCGATCACCGCAACGGGCGTGGTCTGGCGGGCGTAGGTCGTCACATCGTCCGTGACGGTGCCCAGCTCGGTCATGAACTGCGCATCGCCGTAGTCGGTGATCTGGTTGTACGCGTGGACAAGGCCGTTCGCGGGCTCCTTCGCAATCCGGTCCCAGTACGGGAACGTCTTGACGAAGAGGGCGTAGAGAAGCGGCTCAAGGTCCTGCCGGATGAGGGCCGAAGCGCCAGTGGTGTCCAGGGTCTTGAGGAGCCCCGGGTTGTTCTGGAGCGCGGTCTGAACCGGCATCCCGCCCGTGTTCGCCCAGAAATCGAAGGGGATGCCTGCATCCGACTTCGACGCCTGCTTGGCGAACATGAACTGGAGCGTCTTCATGTCCTTGGTCTTGAGGTCCTCGCGCAGCTCGAACATCTCGGCTGCGGACAGGCCACGCCGGACCGGAACATCGGAATCCTCGACGCCCTTCTTGGCGGTGTCGGGAACTTCGTTCCTGGTGTCCAGGCGAGCCTGAATGGCCTCAAGCTGCTCCTGCATCTTCAGAAGCTGCTCGTCCATCTTTGGCTATTTCCTTTCCAGAAGCTTGATGACCTCCGGGTCGAAGTACCCCTCGAAGCGGGACTTCGCAGCCCGCTCGATGAGTTCGGCCGTCGGCAGCGCTTTGCGTGCCAGCGGGAGGTCCTTGATCTTGTCGAGGAGCGCTGTGGCCAGCGTGAGATTCGCGATTGCGTCGTCCCGTTCCTTGGTGACGGACCCCAGCTCCTTCGACAGGTCGGCGATCTGCTCGCGGGCCTGCTTGAAAGCGTCGGCCATACCCTGGACCATGGCCGAGTCCAACTTCACCTCGGGCAGGACAGTGACATCGCGAGTCACGTTGTCGCCCAGCACCTCGTCATCACCCTCTGCCGTTTCATCGGCGAGGGCCTCCTGAGCGTTCCCAGGGTCGCTCCGGGGAGCTTCTGGCGCATCGGAGTCGACTGTCACGGTGACGCGCGTCCTGGCAGCGACCTTCTCGCTGTCGTCGGCCACGTCATCTACCGTCTCGTCCGCATCCTTGGTGGCTTCGACTTCCGCCTCGGCCGTTTCCTCCACCGCGTCCGTCTTCTCGGGCTCGATGTCGGCAGTGATGATCTCGTCTTCCACGACAGTCTCCTCATCCACGACGGGGTGGAGTCGTCGAGGGCTTTGATCGACTTGATTGCTGATTGAACCCAGCTTCGGGGATTGGCGGGAATGCCGACGATGCTCGCCTCAAGGAGGTGAATGTCGTCGATGATCAGTCCGCCGCCCTTGCGCTTCGTTGCGTGCTTGACCTGGGCACCGATGCTCGTGCCGAGCTTTGTGCCGTTGCTGATCGCGTCCCACGTCTGGAGGGCCCGCGGGTTTGCCTCCTCAAGGGACACGTCGAGATCGAGATCGATGATGGGATTGCCTTCCTCGTCGATCCCCCGCTGGACAACCTGAGCATCCCTGACGGAGCCCAGCATGTCCTCGGGAACCTGGTACGAGTGGTTGAGCCAGATCGTCATGTTGTCGCGTGCCTGCTCGGCCATCTTGTCGATGGCGACGGGGAGGATCTCGTCCCCTACCAGGTCACGGATAGTCGACGACGCGGTCGTCCGCAGCATTCGCCGCTTGCCAGCCGGGGTGTCTTCGGTGTACGCCTTGAGCACCCCGGAGTAGAACTTGAACTGCGCCTGCTCCACTTTTCAGTCCTCCTGGGGGTTGCTGTCGGTCAGCTCCCCAATGAACTCGTGGAAGCGACGTGCTGCAAAGTCCCACGAGAAGGACTTCAAGACGTGCTCCCGACCGGCCTCACCCAACTTCCGGCGAGCGCCGGGGGCCCGATACAAGCGTTCCATGGCGTCAACGAATGCGGTGACGTTGGGAAGCTGCTGTTCCTCGCCGGAGGGAACGGTCTGTTCTCGTTCCGGCTGAAGGAGAATTCCCCCGGGCCCGACGATCTCGGTGATCGAGGAGCAATCCTGGGCAATGATGGGAGTACCGCAAGCTGCGGCTTCTGCCAGGGTCAGGCCAAATCCCTCACCCCAGCTTGTAGAGACGAAGATGTCGGCGGCGTTGTAAAGCACGGCCAGGTCCTGAGCTGGCCACCCAGTGAAGGTGTCCAGGTTCCCCGTGAAGATGAACCTCTGCTTCAGGTCCTCCCGGCGCGTCAACATCGCTGCCAGGTTGTATCCCGACGGGTCGTTCGGCACGCAATGGAAGGCTGCTTCCACGTCCTTGTGCCGATCCATGAACGTCCATAGGGCTTTCACCGTGTCGGGGTAGTTCTTCCGGATCGAGTTACGGTCAATGCGCAGAGCAAGAAACCCGTCCGGGTCCAGCCCCAGGATCGTCTTGGCTTCGCGTTTGGTGCGGATTGTGGAGCCCGTGGACATCGTCAGTGGACGCTCACTGACCGGGTGGTAGGTCTCGGTGTCGACACCGTGGTACACCACCGGCCCCTCGATGAAGGAGGCCGCGTGCTTCGTGTACGCCACCCACTTGCCGAGCTTTTCCATCTCTCGCCAGGTGTTTGGCTGGCCGCTTCCGTCGATCGGCGAGTAGATGATCTTGGCGTAGCTCTTGAGCAGGCCCTTGGGGTCGTGCCCGTTGCCGTTGATATACGTCAGGACGATTTGTGGATCGTTGATGATGACGACGATTTCCGGCCGTACCGTCTCCAGGATTTCCGGAATTCGTGCAAGCCCATAGATGTCGCGCGCGTTCCTTAGTGTGGGAACGTAGAGCTTCATCTTCGTGGGCCAGTAGTCTCCCCGATGGTTTACCGCCAGGACATGAACGTCGTGGCCCATTTCCACCAGTCGGTCACCGATGTTGTGGGTGACCGTCGCGAACCCGGTGTGACAACCGCCATCCGCAAGAAAAAGCACGCGCGCCATGAACCCTCCCGAGGGATGAGGCTTATCGCCGACGGACCGTAATCAGGTCGCCATCGACTGTGGACTGGACACGACTGGCCCCACCGGAGCCAGCTGCAAACGTTGTTTCCCAGAAGCCCAGGTACTCGCCCGGCTCGTCAAGCTCGTCCTCGACGAACGTATACGCGACCCCGCCGGAAACCGTGGAGGTCACAACGGCAGCCGACTCAACCGTGAACCGCTTGTCGTCGCTCTTGCGCATGAGGAACCGAACCGTCGCCCCGGAGAGGTTCACGTACTCGACCGGGTCGCTGTCTTTCACGTGCAGGTTTGCGGTGACGGTGACCCCGTAGTCCCCCTGAACGAGAGTCGTCATTCACATCCTCCTGTAGTCCCCGACGTGTACTCAGCCGAGGCTGTGTTGGACGCGAACTCCACTACCCCAGTTGTGGCGAGGTACTGCGTGGTCGCGGTGCCGGATGCGTATTCAACGGTTCTGGTGTCGGCCACGTACTCGATAGTCGTGGTGTCGCTGTCCATGCATACCGGCGGGTACGACAGGACGGCGATATAGGCCGAGAGCGAGAAGAAGTATCCGGTAACGATCTCGGCCGAGATGCCGAAGGAGAACGATGCGGTCCTGCGGATTATCCCGTCGAAAGTGATGGCGTTTGAGCGGGTTCCAAGAACGACCGCGCTGCCAGCAAAAGTGTTGACAGTGTCACGCCGCAGGATCGCATCTGCTGCAACTGCAGTTGCCTGTTCTCTGAGGACAACCGCTGAGGCGCTAAATGAACCGGCACTTGACGTCTGGATGTACGCTGAGAGTGCAAATGCATTCGTAGATGTACTACGAATGACAGCGTCAACGCCAACATCCTGGGAGCGTGACGAGAGGAAGATGGAGTCAAGGGTGACGGGAACGCTATGTACCCGACGAATTACAGCGCTTACATCCAGCTGACCCTGTTCGGTACGCTGGATGAGGCTATCGACTACAGCCTGCTCAGTCCACGTCTTCAGAGCTACTGCGCTGAGGCCGATGCTGAACTGCTGGCTGCTCAGGATGAGCGCGCTCGCGGAGAACGAACCCGCGCTCGTCTGCGAGATGTAGGCGCTAAGGCCCGCAGTTCCCTGCTGCGTACGCTGGATAACCGCATCCAGCGTCGCAGTACCGGAACCCGATACCTGGATGTAGGCGCTAAGCGCGAAGTTCCCCGTTTGCGAGCCAAAGACAATCGCGTCTGCGGACAGCGAGGCTGAAACCGGGGAGAGGACCAGGGCCGAGGCCGAGAAGGCTCCGGTATTTAGGGAACGGACAACAGCATCGATGCTAGCCCCGGACGTCCGGGTGCTGGCGATCAGGGCTGATGCCGTGAACGCCGCCGTCTGCTGCCGTCGGATAACCGCGTCGGCCTGGTAGCTACCTGCCTGATTCCTCAGGACGATAGCGTCTGCCAACAGACTACCAGACTGCGTGCGGCTGGCAATAGCGCTGAGCGTGAATGTGCCTTCACGAGTGACACTCGCGATGGCAGAGAGACCAAAGCTTCCGGACCTGGACCCAAAGAAGATGGAATCGAGGGTCCAGGAGCCGGAGCCAGACCTCTGGATGTACGCGCTGGCACTGAAGGACGATGTAAGGGTCGCCCTGATAAGTGCGGATGCATCAAACGTGGTCGTTGTTGGCAGGATCAGGTACGCGCTGATACCAAACGAGCCGACCTGGTCGCGCAGTACGATGGCGTCGGTCGTCAGGGACGCCGTGAACTCACGGCGGAGGACAGCGTCGAGCGGGGACACGCCCAATGCCGTTCGCCTGACGACCGCATCCGCTCCGAACGAGCCCGTTTGCGTCCTGGCAATGACAGCATCGATGCCGAACGTCCCGAAAGCGGTCCGCGTGACGATGCCAGAGACGGTGAAGCTACCGGCGACCGTAGCCCTGATTACGGCGTCTGCCGTCAAGGCCCCCGACGCTGTCTTCTTGACAAGAGCGTCGGCCCCAAACGTCACCGACCGCGGCACCATCACCAAGGCGCTGGCGGAGAAGCTCCCGCTCCGGGCCAGGATGATGTAGGCGTCAGCGCCAAACGAACCAGATTGGGTACCGAAGATGAGGGCGGAGAGCATCACCCCGTACTGGGTGGTGCTACCGATGCTGGCGCTGATTCCGAACGTTCCGTTGACGGTGCCGAAGATGTCCGCGGAGACCGAGAACGACCGCTGCTGGGTAGCGAAGACGTGGGCGCTCGCGGTGAACGACCCGGTGCCCACGCGCATGACAAGGGCAGAGGCAGAGAAGGTTCCCGTCTGGGTCCGGGCGATGATGGCGGAAGCCGTCAGCGACGAGGGCTGGACCGCGAGGACGAGGGCGCTAAGACCAGCGCTTCCGGTTTCGGTGGCCCGGACGATGGCGCTGAGCCCGAACGAGCCAGCTTGCGTTCGCAGGACGACAGCGTCAGCAGAGGCCGAACCCGTCTGGGTCCGCAGGACGAGGGCGTCGGCACTGAACGAACCGCTGAGCGTCCGCCGGATGACGGCGTCAATCGTCGCCGAGTCGGACCTGGTGACGCGGACGATGGCGTCGACATTCGCGCTTCCGGTCTGGGTCCGCTTGACGAGAGCGTCGGCAGTGAGCGATCCGGACTGCGTCTTGAGGATGAGCGAGTCAGCGGTAAACGAACCTGTGGCCGTTGCTTGAATGAGCGCGGAGGCCGTGAAGCTTTGCTGGATCGCCTCGCTGACGTCGTTTGAGAACAGCTCGGAGCAGAGGCCCCACTCGATGATGATCGCGGAGAGCCCGAAGTTGCCCTCGATGATCTGCGTCCCGCCCTCGACGTAGGCGTCAACCGTGAAGCTGCCCGGCTGGTCGCGCCGGATCAGCGCGCTGGCGTCAAATGACCCAGACCAAATCAGCCCAACGGTGGCCGAGACAGAGAACGAGCCACTGATCGTCGACTTGACGAGGGCCGATTCCCCGAACGAGCCCGCCTGGTTTCGGAGAACGAGGGCGCTGGCGGTAGCGCTGCTCGCCTGGGTTTTGGAGACAAGAGCCGAGGCGGTAAAGGAGCCGGACTGGGACTTAGCGACGAGGGCCGAGGTGGTGAAGCTGCCGGTGCCGATCCGGTTGATGAACGCGGACAGCCCAAACGAACCGGTCTGGATCTTGCCAACAAGAGCCGAGGCTGCGAACGATCCAGACTTGGTCGTCTTGATCAGGGCAGAAGCAGTGAACGATCCGGTCTGCGTTTTCAGGACGGTTGCGGAAGCTCCGAACGAGCCCGGCTGGTCGCGCCTTACAAGGGCGCTGGCAGAGAACGAGCCGGACTTCGTGGTCTTTACAAGGGCGCTGGCAGAGAACGAGCTGGCCAGGGTCGATTTGACCAAAGCCGAGGTGGTGAACGAGCCTGTTCCGATACGGTTGATGGACGCGGAGGCTCCGAAGCTTCCGGACTGGGTTTTCGAGACGAGAGCCGACGCGGAGAACGACCCGGACTTTGTCGTTCTGATGAGCGCGCTGGCTGTGAACGAGCCCTCTACCGCCGTCGCTTCTGCGATTACCGCGCTAAGAGAGAGAAGCGAACGCCACTGCTCACCAACTTCGACGAGGCCGGTCGGGATCGGGTAGTCGGCCGCGGTATTCGAGACGACGAGGTCGTCGTAGTACGCCGTATAGGTCGTGGCAGCAGGGAAGCCGCCGTAACTGGCGTTCTGACCGAGGTGCCAACTCTGCCATGTCCCCGTGTATGTCAGGTTGACCGTGGTCTGCTCCGCGCCGTCAACGCGCCACCCGACTGTTTGGGCCGTGCCGTCGATGTCCATGTCGACGACGGTCCATGTCTGGTTGGCGAGCACCGGGCCGAGGACGGCTGTTCCGTTCTCCTCCTGAACGCCCAACTTGCCGGTCGCCACGTTGTAGACAAGGCCGACATCGCCGGTTGTCGCTCGCGTCAGCAGGGCCAGAAGCGCGTTGGCGCTGGGCAAGCCGTCGAGGTAGAGAGCGAACCGGACGACCCACGGAGACACAGAGGTCGTCGTCCACAAGGCGTAGGCGGCGGCTCCTGCGGCTGCCACCCGGATAGAGCCTGCGCCGGAGCGGGAATAGGTGGTGCTGCGTGTAGCCGTCGCGGTCAGCGTTGTCCAGTGCGCCAGCGCCGCGCACTCCGCGCCGCAGGTGAAGACGTCCGTAACGCCCGAGGGATACGTTCCAGT